TGCTCTTGGTTTATCTCATTTACAGGTAGGAGATATTATTACATTTGATGTACCTTTAATTAAACCTCTAGGGCATAATCAAAAACAAAAACTATCTCCTTATTGGTCAGGTCGTTATTTAATTTATGATTTAAAACATATTGTTAAAAGAGACCCAACAGAATATTTGATCCTAGTTAAAGCATTTAAAGATAATCCTGAAACGGCATATCCAGAAGAACATAATGAGTGGACACACGTGGCACAAGGACAATCACATAATGCTTATGATTTGGACGAACAAATAATACAGAAGGCAGGTATATCTAGTAAATTTGGATTATAGTAAAAGGGGAACAACTGAAAGACCCTCGGAGATTCGCAAAATTTTGGGTATTGCTACGCAAGACGTGTAAGACTACCATTACAGCAGGTCTCTTTAGAGAATACGACAGCATTATGACACAGCATATAAGAACAAACTATGAACAACTTGAAGCATTTGGGATTGACAATGTGAGCGGTATCGTGTATAGTGCAGGTCATCTGAGCATACCACAGCAAGGTCGCCAGACATCTAGGCTGTTTGCGAAGCCACACAGCCACTCCGCTGTATTCAATATGTTTCAAAATGACATATTAGGTACAATAATACCTTTTTTGAGTGATATTAAATCACTTACGCAAGAGTGCGTAAAGGTGGTCGCTGGTACGCAAACTCGCCTGCGTAAACTATTTTCTTTACGCAGAATGCACACGAACCTGCGTAAAGGTTGCGTAAAGGATAACTAAATAATATTAAATTGCGTAAGTGCTACGCATTAAAAGAAAAACAATATGGGAAAAAACTAAATGGCTAACTCAACATTTTTAGGATTCAATGACTTCATTTGGTTTAACGGAGTTGTTGAAGATAGACTTGACCCTTACAAGATAGGACGAGTGCGAGTACGTTGCATAGGCATACACACACACGACAAAGAAGTTTTGCCAACTGCCGACTTGCCTTGGGCGCAAGTTGTACTGCCTGTTACATCGCCAGGCATTTCAGGTTTGGGTTCTAGTCCAAGTTTTTTATTACAAGGCAGTTGGGTCTTCGGTTACTTTAGAGATGGCACAGATTGTCAAGAGCCAGTTGTACTTGGTTCTATACCTGGGCGACCTGTTCAGTCGGCTGATACTTCAAAAGGTTTTGCTGATCCTTCTGGTGAATATCCTTTGTATGTGGGTGAGAGTGATGTGAATCGTTTGGCGACCAATGATAATACGCATCCTGCATTAACGGCAAGAATGAATGTCGCAACTGGCATACCGACAGCAGATTTTAACGCAACGACCAATGCAGATGGCGGCGAAATAAAAGCAAGTGATGGCACAACTTGGGATCAACCTGCCATTACCTATAACGCACAATATCCTTATAACAAAGTTTACGAAAGTGAGAAGGGACATATTTTTGAAATAGATGATACGCCTGGCGCAGAAAGAATTTATCAAAGCCATTTTAGAGGCACGTCATATGAAATTGATCCTGTTGGCAATATTACTTACCTGAATGCCTATGACAAATTTGAAATCACAACTGGTCATCAACGTCACAGTATCGGCGGGAATAGTGACATTACTATAGATGGTCGCCACAAGATTTTTATTAACAAAAGCCAATCAGCCAATAACAACTATGACATACAGATAGGACCGAATGCAAACGTTAACATACAAGTAGACAAAGGCGATATCAATATGGTCACCGTTGAAGGCAATGTAAATATGAATGTAGGCGGTGATTATAATTTGAAAGTAAAAGGCAATTACGTTTCTGATATTTGGGGCAGTAAGAGAGAGACCATAGAAGGCAGTAAGACATCTAACACCACTATGTCAGTAATACATAGAGGCGCCACTATTGATTTGAACTAAACACATATATATCAAAGTCAAAAAATTCTAAAAAGAAATCTCAAAAACGAGGCCAGAGAAAACGCATTTGTTTAATTAATTAAAAAACTTAAACTATAAATGCAATAACAGACACAAACAATATACACACTTCCTTTTCCAGAAAAAAACCGGCCAGCATAAATATCTCTATATGTCCATTACAAAACAATCATACGCCGACTTAAAAGAGTACTGGGACTTTCAACGTAAGATAGAATACAATAAAGAGAAACTTCGGTTGATGTCCAAAGAAATGCACGGTAAAGTGTACAATCAAATGGGTATGATGTCCGAGCAAGAACTCTTTGATTCTATCTGGACTAAACTTCCACAAGAGGCATATGAAACACCTGCACCGACTTGGATACCAGAAAATGAGGATTACAGATTTGAATGGGAAGGCGAACCCAAAGAACAAGTCAAAGCAATTGAATATACAAAGCCAGGACGTAAAGTAGTCCTACGTGCAAGAAATAAATTAGATGAGGTTTTTCCTTGGGATGACTAGTGTTTACTTATTAATGTTATTATTCATTACAATGGCTATTATTCTTGGAAACTTATAAAGCATATATAGACGTGTAGTGTCTGCAAGAATGCTTTGAGTGCTTAAAGACCAAAACGGCGAATTTTTTCAATATCTCTTTCCTTTTACATAACTCTTATTCCACAAATAGATATAGTGACCTCTACGTGTATAAGTTATAGTGAGTGGTTTCCATCTATCGTGTTGTCTTAATGTTTTAATATATGCAATGCAATACTCGGGTTCCCAATCTACAATTCTTACACGAAATGGTTGTCTACTATATAAGGCTTTCTGGCAGTAAACGATAAAGTCTACGTCAGCAAAGGTGTGACTATGATGGCTTGATTCTATGATGATTTTGTTTTTAGAAGGCACTTCCATTCTAAAGTTATATTTATAAGAGTTTATCAGGTTTGGCTGGTAATGTCAAGTGCCAAATTTTTGCGAATCTGAATCAATCGTAGGTCCTTTAAGCGTGGGCGCAGGTCTTATAAATAGTATTATAGGAGATTATGTATGAATAGATTTTTAGATGATATCGCAAACAACACACCCAACTCTAGTATGTTTGACCAGGTCAAGCAAAAATCAAAAAAACTACGACACCAAGTTATCAACTTAAATAACTATGAACGTTATTGGGATAACTCAACACCCACAGGACACCAAATAAGAATAGTTAACAAAGATGATTCTACTTTAACACTCAATCTGAATTGGCCCAAAGACTATAACCCACGACTACACGATATAGACGAAAGGACATTATATGGCGGAATTAAAAGCAAATCACAAAGACTTAAAAAGAAAAACAAGACTACAAGAAGAGGTACGCAACAACGATAGGTCATCTGATTCTTGGAGAGATTTAAAAGACTTGAAGAAACTGAAACTCGCATTGAAAGATAAACTACAGTATGAAAAACGCAACACAACAATTTCTAAAGTACAGACCTAATGCACGGTATATAGAAAGAATTGAACATAGACCGAATAGTAATTATCAAAGACGTGAATGTATGAATATGTCGGTTATAGAAGCAAAAAACTTTGGTACGAAGTTTATGACAGGTTGGTTGATTGATGATTATTATGAGAGTATAAATGCAACACCGATTATACATCATTGTTGGAATATAGATAACGGAGTGCATTATGATACGATACCTATAAAAGAAACTAAATATGATTACGTTATGGATCCAGATGTTTATAAATTTTATTATCACGAAAAGGTTAAGTATACGACACAAGTATTTTATTTAACGGATAAAAACCTCAAGAATAGAAATGGTAGAACTATTACAGAAGAAGAACATAAACGATTTATCAAGGAAAGAATAAACAATGTATGATGAAATGAATGGACTACAAGTACTATGGTACTTATTAACAAATTGGGAAGAAGGAAAGGGTCTTTGGTTGATAATTGGCTTTGCAATGATTGTCTTATGTTTTTCAATATGGGCAGATAAACATTTTGATAATGACGGATACAAACCTAAACCAAATGAATATGATTATTGGATATGATAGAACTAGATAACAAAAACACAAAGATAGAACAAGAACAAAAAGGTGGCAATTTAAATTTTGGTCCTTATGTGGCTATGTATTTTGCTCACGAAGAATTATTAGAAGGACTTGAGGAACGAGGTAATAAAAGTCTTGAAGGTTCGGGCAATAGTAACTTAGCAGGTATAATGGAAGACCAACGAGGTTATACAAAAGAAGATAAAGAATGGTTTGTAAAAGAGTTTCAACGATACATAGATGATTATGTACAAAGTTCAGCGGAGTATATTGGAAAACCTTTTACAGAAGAACAGTTTTCAACTAAATTCACACTCATAGATTTATGGATTAATTATATGAAAGAGAACGAAGATAATCCTGAACATACACACGGTGGTATGTTATCTTGGGTTATATTTTTAAAGACACCAGACTTAACAGAAGAAAGAAAAAAGTATAAAGGCAAGAGTTTTGGTCCTGGTGGAATAACGTTTCATTATGGTGAACACTCTAATCCAAAATGGACAGAACACTCCTATGGTTATGAACCCCAAAATGGTGGACTGTGGATATTTCCAGCACAATTAAGACATCAAGTAATTCCTTTTCATACACCAGGAACAAGAGTAAGTGTATCAGGTAATTTATTCTTTAATCATCCGAAAGATACATCAAAAGTGCTTCAAGACCCATTAGAAAGAAAATTGGAACAGTTTGCTCAGAAAGTAGCAGCAGAAACAGACTAGGTAATGAAACAAGAAGCGTTGCAATGGTTTATTGAATTGCAAAAATCAATTTGTCAGACTATTGAAGAGTTAGAAACTAAAGCAAAATTTAAAGATAACAAATGGAAATTTGGTAACTTTAAAACAATTAAAGGTGACGTGATTGAAAAGGGAGGTGTCACCTTTAGTAATGTTGTAGGTAAGTTTCCAAAAGACTTCGCAAAAGAAATCCCTGGTACAAAACATAGTAGAAACTTCTGGTCAACAGGAGTATCAGTAGTATTACATCCAAAGAATCCTAAAGTACCTGCAATACATTTTAATACAAGATATATTGAAACAGAAAAAAGTTGGTTTGGTGGAGGTACAGATATGACACCGTGTTTGAAAGATGATATAGAAAGAAATTTATGGCATTACAGATTAAAACAATTATGTGATAGACATAATAAACTTTATTACAAAACATATAAGAAATGGTGTGATGAGTATTTTTATTTACCCCATAGAGAAGAAACAAGAGGTGTAGGTGGTATCTTCTTTGATTACAAATATGGTAAGAAACATTTTGAATTTGTTAAAGATGTTGGTAGAACCTTTTGTCAATTACTTAAAGAGATTATAACACCAAAGATGAATTTAAAATATACGAAGCAAGATAAGTATACACAACTATTAAAACGTGGACGATACGTTGAATTTAATTTAATGTATGATAGAGGAACAAAGTTTGGATTGAGAAGTGGAGGAAATCCTGAAGCAATATTAATGTCTATGCCACCAGGTGCGATATGGGAAGAGTAATATCTTGTTCAGCAAGAAAAGAAAATGATGTGCATATTAAACCTTTTTTGGATGTACAAATACGCCACGCAGAAGAACACTCTAACTTTTCATTTGGCTATGAAGATATAGATTCTGTTTTTGGACAAACGGAAGAACATTGTCCTTTATATGGTGGACGTCCTGCAGAAACTCCAGAAATGTTAGAGTTAGATATTAAATGGATTTATGATAAGGGTATTGGTATGAAACTTACTTTACAGAATAAATTTATAACAGATGATAAGTATAAAGAAAGTAAACCGTTTTTAAAAGAATATCATAGAAAAGGAAATGCAGTTATTACAGCAACTGATAAGTTGGCTGAATATATTAGAAATGATTTTCCTGATTATAAAATAGAAGCAAGTTGTATACAAGATATTACAGACAATGAACATTATGAAAAGAAAGTTGCAACTGGATTATATGATACGATTGTTTTACCTATTCATTGTAATGATGATTTAAAGTTTATAGAAAGTATTAAAAGAAAAGATTTGTTAAGATTGTTTATGAACATAGAGTGTTCTTATAATTGTCCTAGTAAAGTTTGTTATGGTACAACTTCTAAAATCAATCGTGAAGAAAAGAGAAAGTTTATGTGTAGTTTAATTCATTTAGGTATGGAACGTTCTTTTTATAATGATGATATAAATTGGAGTGAATTTTATTTTGATTTACCTATGTATGAGAAAATGGGTATATCTAAATTTAAATTAGTTCCACCAAAAGAAGACCAACAACGAACAGCATTAATGTATAAAAGAAACCATCAATGGTTAGCAAAGTCAGCAAAATGAGATTAATACAACCGATATTCGCCAGTAATACTACAAGAGAAACTGGACTAGGAGAAGATAATAAAATCTTTAATGCAAAAGAAGTTAAAGAACGTGTTAAGAAAGATATTGATTTAGGAGTAAAAGAATTTCTTTTATTTTACATACCTGAATTAAAGTTATTTAACTTTGAGGAAGTTTGTTTAACTGCCGCTAGTCTTTCAACGTTACCTATAAAATTAAATGTTGATGTATGTTTATGTTCTTACACGCAAGACGGACATTGTTGTGTAACAGGAGACCAAGAAAAAACAGATGACCTATTACTACAATCAGCTTTAGAGATTTACACAGCGTCAGGTGCTACAATAGCGCCAAGTGATTGTCAAGACAATACAGTTAAGAATATTAAATCAATTAATAATGGTCAGATACCTGTAATGAGTTATAGTACAAAATTTCGTTCAACATTTTATAGAGGTTGGCGTGATGTAATGAAGATACCAAAAGGTATTCATAGACCCTATCAATTAGATGTTAGCGATAGACATAAGGCAATTGTAAGGTCTATAAAATATTCAGATGATGGCGCAGATGAATTAATGGTAAAACCTGGTATGACAAGTTTAGACTTAATTGAACCAATAAGAAATATTACAAAGAAACCTGTAGGTGTATATCAAACATCTGGAGAATGGTTAGGTATTGGTGCGCCTGGTAGTTTAGAAGAAACATATCACATATTCAAAAGAGCAGGTGCTTGTTATATGATAACTTATGGTGCAAGACGATTATGCCGCTCACAATAGGATCAAGAGGAAGTAAATTAGCACGTATCTATGCTGAAAAAGCTAAAGCAGTATTAAACAAAGAAATAATTATCAAAGAAATTGAAACCAAAGGTGACCAACTTAAAGATGTAAGACTTTCTGAAGCTGGAGGTAAAGGTCTCTTTTCCAAGATGATAGAAGTTGAATTATTAGATAAAAAAATAGATATAGCCGTTCACGCATTAAAAGATATGCCAACGGAAGAAACAGAAGGTTTATTAACTAATTGTTTTTTAGAAAGAAACGATCCAAGAGAAATTTTAATTAGTAGAGATAATAAACACTTAAAAGATTTAGCTCCAAATTCAATTATAGGTACTTCTTCATTTAGAAGAGAATTCCAATTAAAGAATATAAGAAAAGACCTTATATGTAAGTTGATAAGAGGAAACGTTGATACACGAATTAAAAAACTAAATGATGGTTTATTTGACGCTATTATTTTGTCTTATGCAGGAATTCAATCATTAGGTTTAGAGAACAAGATTTCTCAAACTTTTTCTACTAGTGAAATGATACCGTGTGCAGGACAAGGTGTTATTGCCTTACAATGTAGAGATAATGATGAAGAGATAATTGAGTTATTAAAAAGTGTTAATCATACAGAAACACACAATTGTGTTAAGGCAGAAAGAAACGTTTTAAAAATTATAGAAGGAGATTGTGATACAGCGGTAGGTGTATTTGCAAATATTGATGGTAATACGATTAATCTTGAAGCAGAACTATTTTCACCAGATGGTAAAGATAGATTCTATTCAAAATCATCTAAAACTATTGATAAAGCAAGTGAGCTAGGAATAGAGATAGGCTATTTATTAAAATCTAGTGGTTAGTCTTGTTCAGAATACAACGTTTGCGAGTATAATGCTAAAATAAACATAGCAATTCCTAACAATGACAAAGTACCACATAAAAACCAATTATCGTTCATTGGAACTCCGTTATAACCGCCGTCAATTGCGCCGACAGCACCGATTAAACAGAAAGTACCTACTATTGATAAAATGATAGTTAAATATTCAAGTAGTTTTTTCATAATGTTCTCCTTTTCAACTTATACGTTAAATATACACTAAAAATTTAGGAAAGTCAAGGGAAAAATTCAAAAAAAATGAGAAAAATCAAGGTTTTTTTAGTTGTGTGTTCGCTTTTTGTTCTAGTTTCTTGTGGAAACGTTCATAATTGCAGATTTTCCTATGATATAGACAAATTTCCGAATCGGGAAGCAGTTTACCTTTGCGATTTTTAGTATAAATACTATATTATGACTTATTGCAACAATTGTGGGAGAGAATCCCATTGCGGAAAGCCAAAGTACGAAATGATGGAAGCAAGAAAATTGGAAATCTGTAAATATTGTAGATGTGATGATAAAAAATGTAGTGCGAAAAGGAATAAACAGAATGTCAAAAGAAAAAAAGTTTAAGTTTACAGATAATAAAGAAATAAATCAAGAAATAACTGCTACGAGTTGGAAAAAGGCAGTTAAATCTTTCCAAAATAAAGTAAAAGTGCCATTAATCTTTATGGAATGGATAAGTAAGAAAGGTGTTGAAATGACAAAGTGGCAAAAACTACCTATAGGTAGAAAAGACAAGATAGGAAAGTAAATTATGAGTAATATTGATACGTTAGTAGAACAATTGGGTAAATTAACAGTTATTGAAGCGGGTGAATTAGCAAAAAAACTAGAAAAGACTTGGGGTTTAGATTTAAATGCTATAATGAGTACACCTGCACCAGTTGAAGAAGTAAAAGAAGAGTCTTTATTCAAAATTACACTAACAGGTTTTGATCCTGATAAAAAAATTAGTGTAATTAAAGCAATTAGAGCTTTTAAAGATATGGGACTACTTGAAGCAAAGAATTTTGTAGAAGGTTGTCCTTCAATTATTGCCGAAGACCAAGCAAAAGATGAGGCAGATAAAATTAAGGCAGATATTGAGTCTGCTGGAGGTAAAATAGAGGTAAAATGATAGAATATTTAAAAGACGCAAAAAAATGGTTAACTGAAACTAAAGTTCCAGTATACGTTTTAATATTAGTAGTTCTAATTTGGATATTGGCGTAAATGCCAGCAGTTTGTAGGGATATAACAGATTTAGGTACAACAGGACATCCTTGTACACCTATTATAGGAGTTAAAGCAACACAATCAACAGTCAGAGCAAATGGTATACCCATTGTTAGACTTAACGATCCTGCTTTACCACATACGTGGCTTGTAGGAATCTATTGTGTCCCACATCCTTTTGCTAAAATCAATCTTGCTTCGGCAACAGTTCGTGCTGAAGGTAAAGGTGTTGCAAGAGTTGGGGATTCTTTTGATTTTGGAGCAATGTTTGAGGGTTCTTCTAACGTAAGAGCTGGCTAAACAGTATAAATAGTTACTGTTATGGCACAAAACAACCAAGCATATTTAAACGATTATACAAATCACGTCAAGAGTACTAGTACTAGGCAGTCTAGGAAATTTAGAGATATAGATTTAGACTTCGGTAGACATCCAATTACTAATGATGTTAATACTGTTGAAGACGCAATAGCAATAAAAAGAGCAGTTAGAAATTTAGTACAAACAAATTTTTATGAAAGACCTTTTCATCCTGAATTAGGTTGTGGTATAAGAGGATTACTTTTTGAAAATTACACTCCAGTAATGAATGTATTTTTAAAAAGAAAAATAGAAGAGTGTTTAGTTAATCACGAACCTAGAATCCATTTAACTGGTATTACAATAAATGGAGATGACTTTGAAAACTTTGCCAACCAAGCTGCTCAAGAAGGAAATACAATGACTGCTTCTAACAATATAGATAATAATAGATTAGATGTACAAATAACATTTAATATTATAGGTTCACCAATAGCTCAATCAGTCGTAGTAAGTTTACAAAGATTAAGATAGATGTCGCAACATAAATTAAACGTATCAGAATTAGACTTTGATTCAATCAAAGCAAATTTAAGAACTTTTTTAGAAAGTCAACCTCAATTTCAAGACTATGATTTTGAAGGGTCTAGTTTATCTATTCTATTAGATGTACTATCATATAACACTCACTACTTGTCATACATTGCTAATATGTCAACTAATGAAATGTTTTTGGATAGTGCAGACATAAGAAAAAATATTGTTTCATTAGCAAAGATGTTAGGATATACTCCTACATCTCCTAGAGCACCAAGAGCGTCTATTGATATTCTTGTTAATGGCGC